GTTTGCGTCTATGTTAGCCGCACTATATCCATTCTCTAAGAAGTTCTGAACATTGGCATTACCATATGTGCCACCGCCACCACTTATAGCAACATTACTTACGCCTGTGATTCTACCCTGTTGATCAACTGTTATTTGTGCTACATTTGTGGCATCACCATATGTTTTAGGTGTAACTGCTGTGTTATCTAAACTTACAACACCACTGCTTACTGTAATAGCATTACCGCCTGTTACATAAGCATCTATGGCACTGTTTGCTCTTGCTGTTGTATAATATAAATTAGTGCTTTCTGTTACATTACCAGTATCTAAGAATGCCTGTGTTAATTGTGTGGCACTATCAAATTTAAGAACTTGTCCTGTTGTGCCTGAACCATTAGGGAAATAAAATCCTAATTGAGCATTAGCGGCATCTGGACTAAGTGCTAAATCCTGAACAAATACGGTGTGTGCTTTCTTTTGAATACCTGTGTCTAACAGATAATCTGCCACATTAGCATTACTATAACCACCTGTTTGAGCGACCCAGTCATAATCTGAACCTGTCCAACTTAATACTTCTCCACTAGATGCTGTGCCTGTATTAAGATGTGTATCAACTTTGCTATCACTGTAATATAAGTTAGTGGCGCCTTCTGTTAAATTGTCAGTAGTATTATTACCAAATGCTACATTAGCCTGTGCTTGTATTTCTGCGTTTGTTGTTTCTATTACACCACTAGTATATGTTATACCATATCCACCTGATAAATGTGAATCCACTCTGGCATCTGTATAATATAAGTTAGTTCCTTCAGGTAAATGTGTTGTGCTTGATGTTGCTAAATTAGTATTACTGAAATATAAATTTGTTCCTTCTGCTAAATCTGTTGTTGTTTTTGTTGTTATCCAAGCATCACTATTTGTATTACCTCTATCTGTTGTCCAGTATAGATTTGTTCCTTCTGCTAAATCTGAGGTGCTTCTTGGAATAACATAAGTGCTGGTGCCATCATATATTTCCCATTGATCGCTTGTTTCATTCCATTTAATATGAGCGTTATTTAATACACTACCGCTTCTGTCAACATATATGAATGCATCTCTGGCTGTGGCATTACCAAAATTAAGTGTTATGCTTTGATCATTGACCAGTAAATCTTCTACATTCACATAATCTATATTGCCCTGAACTTGTAAATTACCGTTTATTGTGAATGGGCTATTAGCATTATCACCAAAATATGTTGTTATGGCACTGTTTGCTCTTGCTGTGGTATAATATAGATTAGCACTACCCTCTGGTAAATCATCTGTTGTAGCAGGTATTGTTGGTGTATTTGTAAAATTATTATAATCTAAATAATAACTGGCAACATTACCATCTAATGTAGCCGCATCAACACCTAAAGCATCAACATATGCTTTATTAACTACTGAATTTATAACTGCTTCAACATTTGCCGCATAATCATCAAATCTAACTAAACTTGCTTTGTAATCTGTGCCATCATATGTCACACTTATTAATGTATTAGAATTAGGTGTTGCATTTAATGTTTTATAATCACCTACCCATAACCAATCTGTAAACAATGTAGCATCTATGTCCCAAGCACCTATACCATCCTGTTGTAACATAACAGCCGCTGAACCACCAGAACTAATATTTGCAAAAGTTATATTGGTAATATTTCCTACTACAGTTGCTTTGTGTATTGTTCCTGCACTTATATCAAAACTTACATTACCACTTACATTACCATTTTCAACTACAGTTTCTTGCCATTTAAGTAAAGTTAAATCATCTAAAGTTTGTTCTAAACCTATTACACCAGTAGAACTATCATATGTTATAGGTGATGTATTTGATAAATGTGATCTTACTTGGCTGGGTGCCGCCGCTATTCTGGCATTTGCTTCTGTTTGATTAGGTCCTGTGTATGTAAATACTCCTGAACCATTATCATAAGAAAAAGAGCCATCACCACCTGCGTCTGTGGCAAATAAATGTGCTCTTACTTCACTAGCACTAGGACCTGTGTATGTAAAAATACCTGTAGCATTGCTGTATGTTAAACTGCCATCACCACCCGTATCATTTACACTGAGTGCATTTCTAATAGTAGCATTTGATACTTCTGCTAATCCTGTTACTGTGACATTTGTTAATGTGGATGTAACCCCCACATTAGCACTTACTGTGGCAACATTAGTTACTGTGATATTACTGGCTGTGTCAGTAACTGTGATGTTACTTAGACTCGAAGTTACTGCTATGTTGCTAAAGGAGCCTGTTGCTGTTATATTTGCCATTGTTTACTCCTATAGTGCTACAAAACTGGCTTCGTCTGCGGGATCTCCTGGAACTTTTCCTACTTGTGGGTCAAATCTTTCAATAATTGCCCATCTATGTAAATCTTGTTGAACTGGAGAATCGTCGGTAGTCCATTGAAAACTAAGAACTGTCATTACAACATTTGCTCTGGCATTTGGTAATATGTTACCAGTATATCTGTTTTCTGGTATTGTTAATGTAACAGTTCCACTTGCCGCTGAAGCATTATTGATATTTGAAGGACTAACATTTGCTGTGTTAGTAAAATATCCACTCACTGTGGTATCAGCAAAATTGGGATCACCCGTAACTCTATCATATGCAACATCTGATAATAAAAGTGATTGATAATCTGCTGAAAATTGGTAACCTGATACATCTGAACCAAAATTATATGTAAATGTTTTTTGACTTCTGGGAAAAAGTTCAATTACTTGAACATTATTCGCCGATCCAATGTATTCTTTAAACGAAAGTAAACGACCTGACATGTTATTCTCCTAAGGGCTAAGATTGTTATACTAAGGCATAACAAAATATTTATTACTACTATTTATACAAATAGGCTTTCTAGGTTATGCTAAAGTTCTTATATTTGTGTAAATATCTCAAAATGACTATACCCTGATAGCCATCTCCCCCAACTTTATCTATATTATTAAGGCCACCACTAGTATCTTCGCCAGATGCACTGGCACCTCCACCACCACCTCCATAAAATGTAGCATCATTACCTTCACTGTTAGAGTATTGTGAACCGTTTGCTCCAGCACCACCGCCTCCGGCACCACCAGAACCTGCTGAACTGGGACTAGTCCATATGCCACCTCCGCCTCCGGATCCGCCATATGTAACATTAGCACCTGTTATTTCACTGCTTATACCTGCTGAACCATTACCTGCTGGACCTACTCCACTATTAGAAGCATTAGCACCTTCAGTAGAAGCACTGCCGCCTCCACCTGCGTATGTTGACAATCTAGTCACTGCTTCTTGTAAACCATAACTAAAAGCATATCCACCTAAATTAGTTGGTGGTATACCTGAACGGCCTGCTCTTGTGGTATATTCTCCATAATTTACACCAGTAGTAGTAACATTATGTTTATCAACTAATAATACTCCTGTTCCTGCTCCTGCTGTTAGTCCAAATACACTACTGGCTGTTCCATTGTTTAAATAAAATTGTGTATTAAATGGTGGATTGATGTATCCAGTTGTTCCTCCTGTTCCTATAACTACAGGATAACTTGAAACACTTAAATTGCTTATTGCTATGGAAGTTGTATTGGCACCACCTCCGCCTCCACCTGATCCACTTCTTCTATCAAAACCTTGATATGCACCAAGGAATATTGTATTCCTTGTATAACCTCTACCTCCAGCACCACCGCCACCAATTAATAATGTGCTAAATTCTAAATCTGCATTGCCGCCTAAATCACTAATTACCAAGTTAGCATTAGATGTAAATGAATGAACTTTATATCCTGCATAAACAAAACCATTTCCACTATCTGTTTCTGTGACTGTTCCTCCTGTAGCACTTAATTGTGTTGGTTGAACAAGTGTTACATTAGTATTTTCTGCTAAAATACTTGATCTATGATATTGACTACTTAGATTAAATGTAAAAGAAACAGGATCAGTATTAGCATAATTATGACCTATATTAGCATTTAAACTAACAGTGCCATTACCATTACCGTCCAATGTAACATTTCCTGTTGTGGCACTTGTAAAATAATTGCTATCTATATCTACTACATTATAACCTATGGTTATACCAGGCCTATTACTTGTAATGTCATAATTTATTGTTGAATTGCTGTTTGATAAACTGGGTGTTATTGTAAATACATTTTCAAAAGCATTACCATCATTCACAACTAATAATGGATTAGTATAAAAACCTGGTTTTGTAGAACTCATTTATGCTCCTGGTTTAGTAGGCCAAGTTATATCATCTACTGTAGCACAATCGCTACAAGTATCAGGCATATCACGTAATGCTTGTCTGTATGTGGCCCATTCTGCTTTTTTTCCTGCACTTAATGGTGAATCTTCAGTCTGTGTCCAATCACACATTTTTAATAATTTTGTTCTTACTTCTCTTATGTGTGCTGACACATTAATTGTGGGTGCTGGTTTACTTTCCACAAACGGTGTATCTGTTGAAATATTTATTCTGTATTGATCTACATCAGAAACTCTGCCTTCTAAATATGACAAATCTGGATTACTTTGCAAAGTTCTTTGCAATGTTTTTTCTGTCATACCTAATTGTGTGCTAATGTCACCTGTAGATGTATAATATAAAATATAATATTTCATTAAAATATATCTCCTTTATTCAATCTCACCATGTCATATCTCATAGAGGCAAAACCTCTACTGCCACCTGCACTTAGATCCATAGTGTTATAACCTCTTAATTGAACATTTCCTCTTACTGCACCCTCACTAATAGTAATTTTTTTATTGGCTTCCATAATTGCTGGTGCTGTATCAAAATTAGTAAATGCTGGACCAAAAGAATTTATTTGAACATTACCATTAGCATATTCTATTTGAACATCTGAAACAAACGAAAAATCAACTAATGTATTAGCAGGAACACTTCCTACAGGCTGTCCTGCACTCATAAAACTGTAATCACCGGGCTCAATACCTGTTCCTGACGTAAAATCTAATTCTCTAACTGATGTTAATGCTTGATAAGAAGCCGCATTACTTAAATTTAATTTAGCAGCCGGCTTATCCTCTATTTGTCCTCCTACAGCAATATTACCCAAATTTTCTCTGGGCACATTGTTTCCAAATATTATGGGATTGAACACACTGGCATTACCTGACACATTACCTGTTGGTGATATAACACCACCACCACCATCAATAGTGTCTACTGTAAAAGTTAAATTGTGTGTGCCTGGTTGTCCACGCAAATAAGCACCATCTACTTCAATTGTGTCACCCACACTGTAACCTGAACCTGCTGTTGATGGATATACTGATCTATAAGTTCCATTTATAACATCCTTAAACACTGTGAATATAGCACCTGATCCTCCTGGAGGTGTCACAGTGTATGTGCTGTCATCTATGTTTTCTATTATAGCACTAAATATGTCTGGTGGCACAACAATACCCGGTGGTATAACTGGTATGCTAACATTTCCTCCGGCTTCATCAGTTTCTGTTACAGCAGGTGTCACATAAACATTTGGTTGATATTCCAATAATGTTAAACCGCAAGTCACCATGCCTTCATCACTGATTAATTCTTCATGTCTAATAACACGAAACTCTTTTGCTGAAAATCCAAAATCTGAATTAGTTATGTCAACAACATCTCCAACATCTATTTGCATTCCTGAAAAATCTGTTTCCAATTGTATTACCATACCGTTTCTGCTCTGGCTTAAATCCAAATTAGCAAGTGATTCAGCACGAATATTGTCGTTAATTAAATCCATACGCATCACAATAGTGTTTTCTGGTTCATTGGGATTTAATTCACCAGCAGGTGTTTCCACAAACACGGTGTTTGTTTGATCTCTTCTGTTTTTGTCAGCAAATTCAATTTGTGCTTTGTTAAACAAACTGTATAATTCTGTGCTGGATATTTTTATTTTACTTACAATGTTGTCATCTGTTAAACTGAATGTAGATGCGGTTGGTCTGTTTGGTATTGCTTTAAATTTACCCTGTTTGGCATCAAAAGTAAAGAATGTGGCACTTGCTTGACATATTCTTCCTATGTTTTCTGCACAATCTTTAAATGTGCTAAGATATCCATTGATTTGCCATCTATCCTGTGTTTGACTTACATTAGCATTGTCAGTGTATGTTATTTGTTCAGCACTATAACCATATAAACTGGTATTTGCTGTGCCTGTTATTGAAGTTACATCAATAAGGTCTGTGCTGATACCTGCACCATATCTTGAGTTCGTCAAATAGTCATATAACACATTACCTGGGTTTTTTATGCTGTTGTTTAATTCAAATGTCATTGGTGGTAAACCAGTTAGACCATTTTCAGCATCATAATCCACTTCCACCATAGCAAACACTAAGCCTTCCATACTGTATGATGTAGTATTTGTCCAATGTGGCATCATTGTGGTGGCATCTACTGCTCCTGATGTGGGAAACACCATGTTAGCACTGTCTGTGCTACCAGCATAAACTCTAACCCTCATGTCATTTACTAGATCTCTGTTTATTCGGCCATCTTGTTCTGTTACAGAACTTAAATTAGCACCACTAAAACTACAAACACCAGCATTTTTAAATATCTGCCCCACACTGTATGTGCCACCATCTACATATTCACTTAATGTGATACAAAAATGCATAGTTTGGTTTTCATTTGATATAGCAATGTCTGTGATAGGTCCACTTAAAAAGTTTTTACCATATGCTATACCTATTTTGTTATCTGTGCTGGGTGCTACCTGAACTTTACTGCCTGGATCTGGACCTAAATCAATTCCAGGAACATCAAAAGCACCTGTAAGTTTTGCTGTAGCAAAAGCCAAACCACCTGCTATAACACCCACAGCCAAACTGGTAAAGAAACCTGCTGTTCCAGCCGCCAATGCCGCACTTAAGGCCGCAAAAGTTGTTCCTGTAGCCGCTGCCACTAATGCTGTTGCTATCGCTGTAAATACTGCCATATTATCCCTTAAATATCCAATTAAAATCTATAGGTTCCCAACCTCTGTTGTTTAATTTTAAATCTGGTGTTGAACTCAGTGTTGTAAGTGTAAAACTTGTTATATGTTTGTCTTTTTTAAGTTGTTCCCCTATGCTGATATACTCTTTGAGTAGTCTTGCACCCGCCGTAGAACCCCTGTAAGCACTTTCTACCCACCATGCTACCTCAGTCATGCGTTTTACATGAGGCAACCATAAATCGCCCTGTATGGTTGCTAACAGCATACCAACTATCTGATGTTGTTCTTCAACAACTAATGCTACACCTTCCTTTGTTATATAATCCAGCACACGATTTACATGTTGATTGTCATATTTTGGATTGTGTAAATCTTTCACAGGATTATGATTAGCAAAATCAATCATTAATCTTTTGATTTCGTCATAATCTTTAATTGTTGCTCTTCTTACTTTCATTATGCTTGTTTTACATTTCTATTACGGTTTCCGCCACCACGGTCTCCACCGCCACCGCCGCGGCCACCACCGCTGTAGCCACCGCCACCAGTATATTCTTTACCAAAGTCAAATGTTGTTTGGTATAAATCGGGTATTTTATCAAAACTTTTATCACTGGGAAAAAGTTTTTTTCTGTTTGTGGGGTCTGTTTTTTGTCCTGTTATTTTTGTTTCTAAAATTGTGTTAATACTGGAACAAACCACACTCACACTGTAATCATTTTGTTTTGTTAAAAAGTTTAAATCTTCATCTATTGAAAAGTTTGTTATTACACCTTTAAATCTAGTATACACATTACCTGTATCTAATTCATTGGTGTCTGTGTTCATAAATGCTCTTTGTATAGTGATATTACCGCCTTTTACAGGTTCCTGTAATATCATTTGCAAATAATTAACTTCTGATCCTGTGCTGGTGCTGGGAATACCTGTTAATGTAACAGTTATGTCACCATTTGTGACTCTTAAATTGTCCTGTATGTTTGAAATAGCCAAAAAAGCACCTAATTCAGTGTAATCATTACCTCCCACAGTGTAGGGTTTATAAGCATCGCTTAAATAATACACATTACCATTCAAATCCAAATCAATAAGTGTGACTGGAAATATATGTGTGCCCTGAACTGCTGGAATACTGGTTGACATTATTCAATTACCTCAATCAATTCAAAATCTGTGTCAAATGTTATTAAATCATAAGGAACCACAGTGTATGTGGGCATAACAAATGCCTTAACATGAAATCTCACATCATTTCCTATTCTAAAACCACCTGTGTTAAGTGCTACACCATTTTGACTAAGCACTGGTCTATGAACTGGCACTGTCACAGTGCCACTTGTAAATGCTACATCACTGGTTACTTGGTAAGGGTATCTATATGTGCTGGTGTTACCTAGTGGTTGTAAATAATCACCTTTCTTAAATAATGTTCCACTATGGCCTGTAGCACCTGTTGTGTCAATTAACACATTAGCACCACTAACACTGTCAAGCACCAAAGCACTTAATTGTGTTGTGTTTGCATCTCCTTGATATGCTGTTAAATAACTTATACTGCTGTTTGTGGCACCAATATCAACATTTGCTTCTGCTATTCTGTCAGTGCTGTCTAAATCTTCCAGTAAGCCTCTGTTTTCACTGTATTTTAATCCACCAGGAGCACCCACAGTAAAACTGTATGGCACTGGTGATCTTAATGATGTTTTATATTGACCACTGCGACTGATACTGGTTCCTGTGACTTTTCTTTTGTTAATGTTTAAAAATGTTGCTTTATCTATAACTGACTGCAAACTCATTATAATCTCCCTGGTATTCTGCGTCTACCTGCTTCAGTGACACTGAATATAAATTCTGGATCTCTGGCTACTAATTGTTGGAAACTGGGTGCGTCAACGGCGTTTATGTTATATGTGACTTGACTACCACCCATTAATTGATTATTTGGCACTATTGAACCGCCTGTTGTTGGCACAAACAATTCAGGTCCTAATTCTCCCACAACATATGGTTTATTACGCATTACAGGACCGCCTTTTGCCTTTCCTTCTGGTTTAAGTTTGCTTATTGAAAAACTACCGCCATCTAAACTTACACCAAATCCAAATACACCAAATATACTGTCCAATATGGGTTTTATAACAGCAAGTTTTATTGCTTCTGCTATCATTTGTTTTACAATAGTTTTGAACATGTTTTTAAAACTATCTAAAACACTGCCACCTTCCATTAATGCTGTAGCCATATCCTGACTTAATCTATCAAAACTTTGTGCGGCAACACTTAATATACTTTCCTGTGCTGTTTGATAATCTGATAAACTACTGGAGATACCATCTGCTCCATTTGTAATTGTTGTGCTACCAGCATCAACTGTGCCCGAAATTTTATCTAAAATCTTTTGTGTTTCTTCATCTGCGGCAATACCTGCGGCTTGCATTGTTTCTATTAATCTAGCAACAAAATCCTGTGCTGTTGTGACAGGCACTGCTGTAAACACATCATCCATTGCTTCACTGAATTTTTCTAATCCGCCTGTTCTAACTTTGTTTGCGGCATTTTGTATGTTTTCAAAGAATTGTGTGACATCATTACTGCCACCTGCTAATTCTATAAGTTTACCAATGCCTTTACCTAAGAATGCTACTGCTTCTACAACACCGCCTATAATTTTAGCAACACTGTTGAATACAGTGTAAAATACATCACCAAATTTTTCATTTACAAAAGTTGCCACAGATTTAAGTGCATTGAATAACATACTGAAGTAGTCAACTAATACAGCACCTACTTCTAATACAGTATAAAAAGCATTTACGACGCCTTCACCTATAGTTTTGGCAAATGCTGTTACTGTTTCTTTGTTTTCATCAAATATTTTTACAATTTGATTTATAAATGCTGTAAATTCAGGGTTTATAGCATTACCCATTTCTGCTTGAAAATTAAAGAATCTATCACCTGCTTGTGATAGTGCACCAGTTAATGTAACATTAAGATCATTAGCCGCACCATCAATGCTTTCACCAAACTCTTTTAATTTACGTCTAGTTTCTTCAATACTATAACTGGCACCTGCTTCAAAGCCAGCCATTGCAAGAACACCTTTTTCCCTAAACATGTCTGCCGCACCTGCACCAGCACTTAAGGCTCTTTGTAACTGACCACTTGCGTCTTGAAAACTTAATCCTGTAACAGCCGCAATGTCAGCCGCTAATCTTGTGTTCTCTTCTAATTCATTTAAGTCTTTACTGACAGTTGCTAGGGCTGGTGTGGCTCCTGCAATTTCTTCAAAAGCAAATGGTAATTCCTGTGCTATGTCCCTTACTTGTTGTAGGGCTAAAGCACCGCCTTCAGCACTACCCACAACATTTTTAAGAACAACACCAATGTCTTCAATTTGTCTTGCGGCTCCTATACTGGCACCTACACCATCAACTGCTTTTTTAAGACCCAAAAAGGCTGTTCCTGCTATTGCTAATTTACCAGCCAATCCTGCAAAAGCACCTCCGGCACCTCCAGCACTGGTTTTTATTCTGCTTATGGAACCCTGAGCACTTTTGACACCTCTGTCAAACTGTCTGCTGTTAAGGGTAAGTGTTACTTCAATATTCTTAGCCATCTTATGTTACTCTTTTTATATAATTTCCTACCAATTTGTCCAACTCATTACTGGTTGGTTCTGTCATGCCTTTGGGTGATTGTTTACTCCAACCGTTATCCAGTCTGTCTGCATAACCATACCTAGCACCAATAACTTGTTTCTTTTCTAACTTTGTTCTGTTACGAGCATTACCACCTCTTATAGGTGTGGCATTTCTAAAATATTTATATCCTTCTTTCATGACTTCTTCTGTCATAATTTCAAGATCTTCAAACATTCTGTCAACTTCGCCTGTATTAACTGTTACTTTGGCCACCTCTTGCTCTCTGTAATCTCTCTTTTAACTGTTCTGGATCATACATGTGATCAGGAACAGGTTTATTATTGTTTTTACTGTTCTGTAATGTTTGCCATGCTATGCTGACGTCCATTACCATTATATCAAATGTGTCTGCCCTACTTAAAACATCACTTGGCAAACAACCATATGTCCTAGCAAGTGCGTCTATAAGCAAAATCCATTGTGTTTCTGCGGATTTCTCATCCACCACATGGCTTGTTACTTTCCCAGTTTATCGCCAATAAGTTTTACCGCTTCTGTTATAACATCAATGGGCAAAATTTTGTCATCGCTCATAACAGGTTCACCTTTTTCATTCAGTATCAAATCCACTAACATGTCAGTGAATTTAAGTGGGTTGTCTTCTGTTAGGCTGGCTAATTTTGCAAAAATATCCAAAGGCTGTCTATCAAATATGTAAAAGTCTAATTCCTCTCCATATTTTTCAACTATTTTTGGTTCTTTGATTGTTAATTTAGTTAAAGTGGGTTTAACTGCTAGTTCTTGTAAGTTCATATCTTATTCCTCTATATCTCTATTTTTTAAATCGTGAATTGCTGTTAAACAAAAAGCAATTCTGTTTGATGCTTTTTCAACATCTGCTTTAGCACATCTTATTTCATTCTGTGCTTTCGCTATCTCCATCTCCATGCTCTTCAACACTTCCGATGTGGTGTGTTTGTTCCATATCTGCATAACTATTTACCTCTTTTTTGTGTTTTGCTGGTTTTTTAATGCCCAGTATCTCTTCCCATTCTGCTTTAGTATGGACTTGAGTGCCACTGGCAAATTTATCAGAACTTTTGGCTGTTTTAGCCCATTCTGTAAATCTGTTTTTGCTTTTTTCTTTCATTATATCTCCAAAAAAAGTGGGGGACTAAGTCCCCCTTAAGGTTAGATTGT